TATTACCATAAATCTATTTAAAAAACCGTCTGCTATACGTCCAGAATTAAGTGCTTTGTAAAAGTTTTTAGGTACAGATAATCCAACCATAGTTATTGCAGGCTTGTGTGTAACACGGTTCATAATCTTTTCTTTAATATCTTCTACTTGTATACCCATTAAAGAATAATTATCTGGCCTTAATATACCGTGACATCTGCCCCAAGCTTCCATAAGGGTTTGTATGCCGTCTTCTTTATTGGTATTACCAGCTTGACTAATACTTTCTAATCTTTTGCCAAACTCATCCATAATAGTTACGTGTGTAGGCCTCATTTTTAATACTGAGTGCACAGCACCACTAGAGGTATATCCGTCCCCTACTACTAATTTATCGTGCTCAGAGGCGTTTAAAACTGCTTCTACAAAGGTTTTTATGTTTTCCTTGCCCTGTCCTGACTTTGCAATACACATAAAATACATACTAGAAAAGTTATTCATATTGGTTTTAAAGATCCTACCGCATGTAACACTAGCTAATGCCAAGGCACCTACTAGAGATAATTCTGGTTGTGATACTTGTGCTATATCTTCTGCATACTCGTACATGTCTTTGAGTAAACCTGGTGGATTAAATAAATCTTTGGGTGGTGTGACATCTTCTTTAGTTTGCACAAACAAAGGTGCAAGCTGGTTCTTTCTGTCATGTGTCTTTTTAACATTATCAACTACAGATTCAACTTCTTGTTGCGGTAGTGGTGGTGAGTTTTCTTTGTTCCAGTTATGTAAGAATATTTTTACAAAGTCTAGGTTTACATTTTTAGAGATTAAGTATCCAGCTATACGAGCTGCATTATCATTACGTGATCCTTCGTTTACACCTGTTAAAGAAAAAGGTGCGGTCTTACGAACACTATCTTGTTTAGGCACACCTGTAATCTTTTCAAACTCTTTCTCTGTAAAATCAGGTAGGTCTTTATGATCATATATATCCCAACCAGGCAGGGGTATAGGCTTATATATTTGACCGTTCGCATGACGGTTGTAAGGAGCAATTATAAGTCCACCTACACCCCTTAAATCAATTAATCTTTCGACTGGAGTTTCGTTAGTTCTTCTTGTAGCAAAAGTTGTATAGTTTTCTGGGTTGTTATAGTAATAGTGCATACCTTTACCAGTTCTAACTTTGTAAGGACAAGTTGGTAAATTATCTTCAACCCAAGTCATAGCCTCTGGAGAGTCAGCATCTACAACGATAAACTGGCCACAAACTAACGCTACTACTAAATTATCTTGACCTTCAAACCAATTTTGTACGGTTGTACGACAAGGCCTTTCATTCTTATATTGTTCCCAACCTTTCAAAAAAGGTGGTGGTTTTTTGTTGGATCTTTGTAAAGGTACTACGTTGTAGCCTTCATCATAAAAAGCCAAAGCAATATCTATCGCTGCCTCGTCTTCAGACAGATTAAAATCAAACATGTTGAATTAATCTTCTGTCAGTAACTCTGCTATTTCGCCATAAATACCTTCAAAATCTAATCGACCTTCTGTTAATTTTATGATCCTTTTAGCTTGTCTAATAGACGGTTGCCTGTGACCGTATCTCCAGGCTTCTATAGTGTGTTCAGAAACACCCCAGTCATTTGCTGCTTTTTGTTTACCTAAAAACTGTATGTAAGAAGATAGGGTTATCTTTTCAACCTTCCTGTCTTTGTACTTTGGCTCTATACCCATTTCTTCTAATCTCCTTAGCTCTTGTCTGGATATTGAATTTACTCTATGATAATAGTTAGCAATCCAAACAAAATCTTCTATTGCATTTTCCATTTACCCTCCTTACAGTTTGCAAAAATAATATTTTACTTATTGTAGTATTATAGTATATAATATGCAAGTTACATATTTTTATCAAAGGAGGTATATATGAGTAACGATTTAACAAGTAGGATTGTCACACCTGAAAAGCTAGTGCAAAACCAAGGTGCTAAAGTTTTAGTATACGGTATGGCTGGTGCAGGTAAAACAAGCCTTGCAAAAACAGCACCAGGAAAGGTGCTTGTAATAAGTGCTGAAGCTGGTTTGCTTTCTATTAAAGATGCTACAAACGTAGATGCGATAGAAGTAAAAGAAGCATCAGAACTCATGCAACTATATGATCTATTAAATACAGGTCAGTTGCAATACGATACAGTTTGCTTAGATTCTATTTCAGAGATAAGTGAATTATTACTTCAACAAGAAAAAGCTAGACACAAAGATCCACGTAAAGCTTACGGAGAAGTACAAGAGTCTGTAACAAATGTCATGCGAGCATTTAGAGATTTACAAATGCATGTCATGTTTATTTGCAAAGAAGAAAAAGTAAATAGTGACGGTATATTTATGCACGAACCAAAAATGGTTGGTACTAAATTAGGTCAATCTATTACTTACTTCTTTGATGAAGTCTTAGCTCTTAGAGTTATAGATGATACAGACGCAGAGGGTAACGCAGTTCAAGCCAGGTGGTTACAAACTAGAGTTGGCCAAGGCTACGTTGCAAAGGATAGGAGTGGTAAGTTAGAAGCTTTTGAAGTGCCTGATCTTACTGCATTAATAGAAAAGCTAGGGTTTACAGCCGTAGCTAAAAATACAGATAATGTAAAGGAGATTGGTAATGTCTGATTTTGATGACGTAGTGTACGTAGAAACAGATGATAAGCCTATGGGGCCAGGTGTGGCTCCTTCAGGCGATCATCCAGCAAAAATTATTGCTGCTGAAAAGTATAAATCACAACAAGGTAATTGGACTTTGAAGATGACTTTTCAAATAGCAGGCGGTAATTACAGAGATCATAACGAGTGGTATAACTTGTGGGATCCTAGAGAGGATATAAAACAAATATCTACAGATATATTTACTAGACTTAGTAAGGCTGTAGGTTTTGTTAAACAACCACCAAGCTCTGCACAGGATTATGTAGGCAAAGATTTAACACTTACTTTGAAAGAAGTAGAAAACAACTGGACTGATAATGAGGGGAATGAAAGGACTGGTAGTAAGAATAAGGTGTTACGTTATTTACCTGCTGATTCTGGCGGTATGTCGCCACCCCCCGCGGCAGTACCTCCTGATCTAGGATAAAACTAAGGGGCTTTATGCCCCTTTTTCTTTTTGTTGTTTTATCTCAACATTTAAGCAAAACAGTTCATCTTTTTTTTCTCTTAAAACCATTTCGATATACTTAATATGTTTTTCTAATTCTTTTCTTCTTTCTTCTAATTTCATTTGTTCTCCATATACGCATAAAACATAAGCAATAAAATACCTAGTACGGCATAAAAACTCATGTCCATTATCTGTCCTCTAATTTGTTACGAGCTCTTGTAAGATACCAGATAGCCTTATCAAGATCCTGGATGTTTGCGTCTTTATGATCCGCTCTCCAGATATATTTAATAGCTGCCGCCTTACAATAGCCTATAAACTGTTCAAAGGTTAAAGCTGATTCTATTGCGTCTATACACTCAATAGAGCCTTTTTTATAATGTGGGGGGTGGTTTACGTTATCTGTCATTTTTTTTCTCCAGATGTTGGAATTGTTCCTCACGTTTTATTGTGTCTTCATACCATTTTATATGTTGTTTGTATGCTGAAGCTGGCACACGTTTTTTGTATGCTTTGATACAACGCTGGTAGTATTCAATCTTTTCTTGTCTGTTCATTTTGTCCTTTTTGTTCATAATTTAATGCTAAGTGTCCTAGATTAACCCG